CGGTTTGCCGGCGGGAGGGGTCGGAGAGGGATTATCGGTATCGGTATCGGTTTTATGCCATGTTTTTGCTTGGCTGTCCTCTAGCAACTTGCTAGACGGTTTGCTACCTGTCTCGCTACCGTTTTGTTCTCCGTTTGCTTGGCTGTTTTCCGGCAAGTCGCCAGACGTTTGCTTGGCTTTCTGGTTGGCCGCCTTGCGGCGTCCTCCCTTGCTTCCGGCTTTTCGGCGCGCCTCGCGTTGCTCTTCGGTCAGCACTCGTGGCTCCCTGCAGATGCCTTCGGCGTAGACGGGACGCCATCCGCCGTCGTGCTCTTCCATAAGCCCGGAGTCGATGAGCTGCTGCAGCTGCTTCATGGTGCCGCCGGCGTCCTTGAGATCGAGCTTGTCGAAGTATCCTGGATACGCGGCCGGGTCCTTGGCCTGCATCGAGACGCCTTTGGAGTGGATGACGCACAGCTTGACCCACAGGCCCACGGTAGCGAGCGGCAGGCGGCGGATGCGCCTGTCGTCGGCCATCTGGTCGTCGACAATAAACCACATATCTCTCTTGCTCCTTCCGTGGTTCAGTCGATCTCGCCGGTGTCCGGATCGACGGTCGCCTCCACGTCGCCGTCGTCCATGTCGAGACTGCGGCGCAGGTCGTCGATGAGGATCATCTGCCGTGACGTGGCCGGCTTCGCGCACATGTTCTCCATGGCCAGTCCCGCGTCGAGGATGCGCTGAGCGAGGTCCGCGCAGTCGTACACGGCTTCGGTGATGGCGTGGATGCCGCCCCACTTGTCGATGTGCTCCTGCTTGTTTTTGGTGTCCATGACGTTGCGGCATGCCTTGAGCACGACGGCCGCGGCCTTGGTGACCTGCTGCGTCTTGCCGATGAGGTCGATGAGCGTGTCGGGCGTGGCTTCCTGCGGGATGAGCGCCTGTTGTTCGCTGGCTTTCATTGCTGCTCCTTAGAATTCCGGTTCCGGATCGGGTTTGCCGAAACCTCCGAATGATGACCGGTCGTCCGACGGAGCGCCCCACGGATCATCGGCAGGTGCGGCCGGTTGCGTGGACTGGGCCGGCTGTTGGCTCCAGCCGCCCGCTCCGGTGTTGACGGTCGGCGTTTGCGCGGCGGGATTGCCGTAGACGGGACCTTGCGGCCGTCGGCTGATGCGGCTGACCTGCGCGGTGGCGTAGCGCAGGCTCGGGCCGATCTCGTCGACCTGCAGTTCCATGACGGTTCTGTTGGTGCCGTCCTGTGCCTGGTAGGAATGCTGTTGGAGGCGTCCCTGCGCAATTACGCGCATGCCCTTCGCAAGGCTCTGCGCGCAATGCGAGGCCATGTCACGCCATGCCGAGCAGCGCATAAACAGCGCCGCCCCATCCTCGTACTGGCCGGTCTGCTTGTTGTATACGCGCGCGGTGTTTGCGATGGTGAAGCTGGCGACCTGCGCGCCCTGGCCGGTGGTTCTCAGTTCCGGATCCGCGGTGAGGTTGCCGACGATGGTGATGACGGTCTCCCCTATGGCCATGTCAGGCTCCCTTCACATACCCAGCCGGTTCCGGGCCGAGCTGGCTTGGATCCTTGGCCTTCCACGCGCATTTCGCGCGCAGGCATCCGGCCTCGCGGTCGATGACGATCTCGCCGAAGCGCGCCGGCGCGACCATGGTGAGGTTCCAGCCACGGTCGCGGTTGAGCGTGGATATGGTTTCGTACAGTTCGCCGATCAGTTCGGCGGACGTCATGCCGACGCTGGCGGGCGTGAGCGGCCATTCGAACCACTTCTCGCCCTCCGGCCTGCTTGGTGTTTTGCTTGGCAACGTTTGCCTCCTTTGGATTGATGTCGTGCCGGGACGCGGATTCGAACCGCGCATCCATCCGCCGACGTGACCTCAACACGCCGATCCATGGCGCCCGCATCCTGTCGCGGGCCCCGGCGAAGGCCGGACGGGAGGAGAAGAGAGAAGATGACCCGCCCGGCTGGTTTTAACGTCTTTTCCTTGACGCGCGGGCGGTTCCGGCATGGCCGCGCATGACGAACCACGTCCATGCCGCAATGTGTGCGGAACCGTCCAAGTCCTTCACTGCCGTTGCTCGTCCAGCCAGCGCGCGAAGCGGGGGTCGGAGCACAGGCGACGCATGATGACGGCCGTCGGGATGAACACCGCGAACGGCGCGGCGATGAGATGTTCGATCGGGTGCGTGCACGCCGGCGTGCAATACAGCACCCACATGGCGGTGATCCAGATGGCGGCGACGAGCTGGCAGAGGATGACATGTGCGAGCTTGGTCATGATTCCTCCTCGTCCATCTCGCGCAGCAGTCGGCCGATGCTGGACTGCAGCGATTCGAGTGCCGCGCGGCTGATGGTCACGCCGGCGAGGTGATTTTCGTCGGTGATGATGCTGATTCGTGCGGCCTGGACGTCGGCTCCACAACTGCGGTCGCGAACGACGGCGACCGCGTATGAGCTTTGCGGCTTGGTTTCCTTGCGCATTGTTGTCTGTCCTTAGTGTCGGCGCGTTCCGGCGTTGGCATCGAATTCCTCGATGCTGGCGACGCTGACCATGAGCTTGCCGTGGTATCCGCTTGGCTGACGCATCTTGATGCGTCCGGCCCTTGCCCATTTGCGGAGAGTCTTCTGGTCGACGCCGCCGAGCATCGCGCTGGCCTGTTTGAGACTGACCCAGCGCGGCGCGTATGCCGTCTGTCTGACGGCTTCCTTGGCTATCTCGTGGGCGAGCGCCACTGGGTCGATGAGTGGTTTTTCCATGGTTGCTTCCTGCATGAATCAAGCGACGTCGGCGAGCGCCGGCATTTTGATTTCGAATCGGTCGGCGAGGAAGTCGATTGGCTTGTAGCCTGTGTTGGAGGCGAATGCGTCGATTTCGCTGAGTTTGAGTTCGACGGTGCCATTGATGCGTCGGCTGGCCATGTCGATTGATTGGTGCCAGACTTCAGCCACTTTGGCGACCGGGATATTCTGAGCGGCCATGACCGCACGAATCCTCGCCGATGCCATGTCGTTGATGTTTCCGTATGTCATGTTTCCTCCTTGACAGTCCACATTATGCGCGCAATTGCGCGCACTGTCAAATTAAAACACGCGCATTTCAACTCACCTGCGCGCATGTCCGCGCAATTGCGCGCTATAATGATGGATGTGGGTAGCAAAAAAATAGAAGTAAGCCCATTCGGTCGGCAGGTGAGCAAGGCCATAAGATCCGAAATGGGAATCCACAGAATGTCAGGCAGGGAACTTGCAAAGACAATAGGAAGAGGTGAGACATATGTGAGAGAACGCGTCAGCGACGAAAAGGAATGGGCGCTTAGCGACATCGCAAAAATCTGCGACGCATGGGGCCTGAGTCCTGAAGAGCTCATATCGAAGGCCTCGCAGTAGACAACACACCCCTGCAGCTACTTTGAGGCAGGGGTTCTTCTTTCCTCGACGCTTCAGTGAGTGCGCGCCGAAGGAAGCGTAGACTTTCATGAAAAAGAAGGAGAAGAAGATGAGAATCACTCGAAAAGCAATCGTCGCCACACTCGCCGTCATGCTGCCGGTCGCGTTGACTGTAGGGTGCGGTAATCAAGACACATCCAGCCAATCGGCGAGCGCCAATAGCCAAGCCTCAGACTCGCAGGATTCGCGCAATGCCACTGACAGTGGCGAGGAGACTTCATTGGCGAGCGGGTTGTCCGGTTTCTGCGATGGCGATTCCGACCTGATGCCGGCGGCGAGAGTGGAGACGACCGGCCAGTACCTCGGAATCTCAATCGATGGATTCGACAATGTCAAGGCATTGGACGCGAAGCAATTCTACGCCTACACGCTCATGCTAAAGGATCCCGATGGCACCTGGTACCAAGTGAATCTCACAGATTTCACGGAGTCCGGCGAAACCGAGCGGGAGATAACGAATCTGTCAACGAACGACAGCAACAAGTATCCAGGATGGAATCTCTCCACCGACGATGCCACATTCGAAACCAGCATCCCGGACACGATGATCCATCAAAAGGGCGATAATCCCACCTGGATGCTCGCCCTTACCGTTGATGGCGAGGAGCTGGCGCACTGCCCCGCCGACGGAGATGCCGATTTCGAATAACCGCTAATCCTCCCCCATCGCCTCGAGTAAGGCGCGTGCAGCAACAGGCTGCCGTGCCGGATTATCTCTCGGAGCCAATGGATGGCACGAGTAAAAAGAAGTCCAACTGAACGACACACCCCTGCAGCCACTTTGCGGCAGGGGTGTTGCCTTTCTAAGCTGAAGCTGGTGTAGGAGAAGAGAAAGGTGCACCATGTCATCGAAGAATGGTCTGAAAATCCACCAGCCACACAAGCTGGAAACGAAAATCAAAGCTCTGACGAAGAGCAATGTGAGCTTCAAATCGGCGGCATGCGTATGCGTGGCGCTGGTGTGTCTCTCCGTGCTGATCACAGCTCCGATAGCGCACACAATCGGCGTCAGGTCGGCGGCCGTGAAACAAGTGGCCAAGAGCATGGCGGCCGACAAAAAAGACTACTCGAAGCTCATTAAGGATTACAACAATCTTGTCGACGAATACAACGGAATCGCCGACGAATACAACGACGCCAAGGACGCGATCGCCGAAGCGGACAACGTGAAGTCCGGCATCAAGGACCTCAATACACAGCACGACGACCTGCAGAAGAAGGTGGACGCGAAGAAGGCCGAGCTGCAGTCCCTGACCGGCCAAGTGGACCAGGCGAAGAAGAATTCCATTTCCGACGGCGTGTGGCAAGTCGGCAAGGACATCGACGCCGGCACATATCGCGCCACAAGCCAGGTAGGAAGCGACTGCTATTGGGAGATCTCGACCGACAACGGCGACAACATCGTCCAGAACGATTTCCCTGGCGGCGGCTATCCGGAAGTCACGGTAGGCGATGGCCAGCAGCTCAAAATCAGCTCCTGCGGAACCATGACCAAGCAGTAAATGAACCAATACAGTCACAGCCCGGCGGTATGTGCCGGGCTTTTTCTTTGCCTACTCCCCTGCCTCTAGCTCTGCCAGACGCGCGCGGAGCCGGGCGATCTCCTTATCCTTGTCGCTCTCAGCCGAGACTGTGACGTCCCGCTGCGGCGTGGTGATGCTGGCGGCCACCTTGTCGGCGAGCGCGCGCTGTCTGTCTTTGCTGAGTCGCTGGTAGTGCATGGCCATGGTGGCCGTGCTGTGGCCGGCGGCGGCCATGAGTTCGCGGACGGTGGCTCCGTTCTGTGCGAGCATGGTGAGTGCGGTGGAGCGCAGGTCGTGGAATCGGAGGTCTTCGCGTCCGGCCTGTCGTCGCGCTTTGATGTAGGCTTCGCGCATGGCGTCCGTGCTGATCGGCCTGTCATGGTCCAGCGGGCTGGGGAATATCCATGCGTCCGGCTGGTCGGCCACATATTCGGCGAGGTGCACGCGGATTTCGGGGATGACGGCTTCGGGGATTGGTTCGGTGCGTTTGCTTCTGGCGGTCTTCGGCGGCCCGGCGATGACGCGGGCGCGGGTGAGTCTGGTGCGGCGGATGTGGATGAGACGGTTGTCGAGGTCGATGTCGCCGCGTTGGAGCGCGCAGACCTCGCCGATGCGCAGGCCTCCGCAGGAGATGGCGAGGGTGATGGCGAGCTGGAATTTCCGTGGCATCGCGTCGTGGATCCGCCGGAGCTGCCGTGGCGTGGCGGCGGGCGTCTCCTCCCTGGGTGCGGGCTTGCGTACCTGCATGGCGAATGGGGATTTGGCGATGACGGCGATGCCGTCCTGGTCCGGGGTCGCGGCGGCGTCGAGGATCTGGCGGAGCTTGGACAGCAGCTCTCGGCCGACGTATGGGTGGTCCTTCGGCAGTGTGGCCGCATAGCGCTCGATGTCGGCCGAGGTGATCTTGCCGATCGGCATGCCGCCGAACGCGTCGATGAGCCGTTTGACCGTGCATCTGATGCCGTAGATGGTGTTGGCGTGCAGTCCTTCGCCCTCACGCGTCTCCAGCCATTTCGCGGCATACTCGCCGAATGTCAGGGCGGTGTCCTTGGCCTTGCGCTTGACGATGCGCTCCGGCTCCCACACGTCAGCCTCGATGCGCCGTCTCGCCCTGGTCAGCCATGCCGCGGCCTCGTCCCTGCCGTCCTGCGTGCAGGGGAAGGTGGCCGTCTGGCGGTTCGGCAGATCCGGCCATTCCGAAAAGGCGGCCACGGGCGTAAGATAGGAGGCCTCTATCCACTTCGGATTGGCCTTGCTTGGCTTGACGACGATCTTGCCGAACTTCCTGACCAT